GTTAGATGTTTTGATGTAGTCAAAAGAGAAAACCATTCTGTTCCCTCTTCCGACTGTAGAGTAATAAAACCTCTTCAAGGTATTAACCATGGTGTCAACGTCCATACCTCCGACATTATAATAGTAGAACTTAAGACCCTTGATCCTTGGCCACACCGACCTTACTTTAGAAACCACATCTTCGCCAGCCTGTCTCCATCTTCCACTCTCTAAAAGGTGCATAGGGACACCTGAGTGTGCAGCGCACTGCCTCATAATGAGTTCTTCTTTGCTCATCTCTCCATTGTCAAAATGAAGGACAGGAACGTCATACTTGAGAGCTACTTTTGTAGCATAGTCCATACAGAATTGAGTCTTACCAACCCCGGACCTTGCCACAATAACAGTAATATTTCCGGGTCTAAGAAGAGAACCATAAATGTCGTTGATCTTCTCATGCGGCCCCATCATGCCAAACTCCTCGATAGGATTGTTACCCCTCTCTTCAATAAGAGCCTCCATGTCATCGTAGATGTTATCAGGAGTATTGTCGCCGATCTCAAAGAGGTTTACCTGAGCATTATAAATGTTATCAGCCTCTTCTATAATCTGAGAATAAGCTGCATCCGCCGACATAGACTTCATCTTCCTACCTATCTCCTCGCAAGAGTTAAGCATTTGCCTCCGAACTGTAAATTTCTTAAGCTCTTTGGCAGTTTTTACAAGGTTGCCCTTGGGAACCTTTCGCATTGCTAGGGACTTAATATAATCGGAAGGGTTCAGATTATCTTTGAATGATAGACCTATATCACTGACACGTTGGGCAATAATGATCTCATCTATTTCATCTCCGTTAGATATAGCTTGTTGAACGACCCTGAATACAGCAGAGTGTAAAGATGTATCTTCTGAGTAGAAGTCATCATTGCCGATAAAATCGCTTATGTCTATGTAACTCTCAGGGTCTTTTAAGAGTCCCGCCAACAGCTGTTTTTCTAGTTCGTAATTATAAATCATCTGTTAATCCTTGCATTTCTGTCGTTCCTTTCACCCAGTCTTCTAAAGCTTTTCTTAGACCTAATTCCATCACAGTGGAATCGAACTTAGAGTAGATCATAGGGCTACCGTCTTCAGATGCTACCGCAAGTATGACACCTTTGTACTTGTCTGAGTCACCAGACAGGTCGTAGATCTTAGAGACTAATTGCTCTGGAATGGTAAATGGAAATTCTTCTTCGTTCATAAATATATACCCTGCTTCTCAAATAAATCTTTATCCACAGTGTCCTCTGGGTAAATCTCTACCATCGTTATATCGTTCATTTCGCAGAAGTCCAGCTTTTTCTGATCCCTCCTTAACTGCTCCAAGTACTTCAACCTATTCTTATGGAAGTGCTTTACGAACTTGGTGTGTTGCGCCCCTTGGACCTCCACAGCCACCCTTCTATTGGCGTTGTAAAAATCCAAGGAGAGCCTACTACCTACTATCCTAAACTCTTCGAAGACAACATCGTTCTTCCAGAAAGGGAATAGAAAGTCTTTTACTCCTTTTTGGAACTTGCTTAAACTTGAAGCCTCCCATTTTATATGGTACTTCTTGGGGTTCTTGAGATTTCTTAGTTTACCATCTACAGTATAGAACTTCATGAAAACTCCTGAATGGCATTCTTGAAATAACCAATAAGGAATTCACACAGACCTTGGTTCTCTTCGATAAGTTTGAAGAGGTTGTTTTCCCCTTGTACTTTTTCAGGCAAACTAAAATCTGTTTCCGACAGAACCTCTTTAAAATCTTCTGTGATGCTGATCCAAGACCCGCTCTTCTTAACAAATTCCCAAGCTGATAACAAGTCTACAACTTCTTTCTCGACCCATATCGACCTACCACCTTCCTGTCCATATCTTACAGGGTAACTGATGGACATGTTAGTCTTTTCGTTCGGTGACTTCTTCACAGTCACTTTTGCAAAGTGTCCTATCGGCGGGTTGGTCTTTGGGTCTATCTTCTTTACAGAAGGGTTCCTGAGAATCATATCCCCATTATATCGGGGTTCGAACTGTATAATCCAGTTAGCAAAGTGGAGTAATGCGTTGCCTCCTGTCGCAGTAGTTTGTCTAACCGGACCCTTGGCGTATGGATCAAGTTTGATATCAGCCCTGACTTGGGAAATAAATATAGCCATATGCCCTCTCTTTTGCAGGGCAATAGACATCTTTTTCATGAACACACCTGCTATCACAGCACCCCCTGCAACCTTGGTAGAGTCTTCAAAGTTTTTATCTACATCATTCTTGGGTATAAGTCCGTCCACAGAATCTAAGACAAAACAATACTTAGTCTTGTCATCATTAAATTGGACAAGCCTCCTCATCAAGTCCACTACAACCTCGTAGATATTAGACTCAAATACAAAACAAGTGCCATCGACCCAGTCATCAGCGTTGAAGACAAAATTGATGCCTGATCTTTTTCTCATCTCTGGAGAAAGCCTACCTTCAGCTTTGATGAAGACCCCTCTAGCACCCGGCATCTTTAAGAAGTTTTTCATCACCTCTAACGATTCAGAGGTTTTCCCTCCTTCGTTCATGCCTACGAACCTATGTAATCCGGGTCCAAACCCTCCATCAAGCTGTAAATCGAACTGAAGTGACCCGCTAGAGACTTTGTAATTGATCTCATCTTCAAAGTTATAGTGGTCTTCTTTTGTTTCCTTGAGGAAACCTTTCAGCATTGTATTTGGGTTCTGTTCTTTACTCATCTAAAAAATCTTTTAGGGTTTTTCTTTTTGGGGTAAAACTTATGTCCTGTCCCAACTTTTCACCCAGATCATAATCTGGATAGCGGGAGTTGTCAACAACATAATTATAAGCTCTGAACTTCCTGTCCAAAGTCTCTTTGAGCTTAGGGCTGACTAGGTAAGCTAATGAGTAGAACTTCTTCTGAAAGTTTACTATATTCATAAACTCCAAAGAATACCTCTCGCAAAGGGTGTTCAAGAACTTCATCTCCCTAGCGTAAAATGGACGCTTCCCTTGATCGGGAACGTCCACTAGT